GGGAGTCATTAGGATCTAAGACCCCGAAGTGAGATTGTACGATTTCGCGGTAACGAGTACCGCCACGCGCATCGCGTTCGTACATTTTTTGAGTTTGAAAGGCGAGACGAAGAGAATTAATTGTCACGCCAGTAGCAGTAGAGAGGTCAGCGACAAGAGTGCCCCGGGGATCGTATACGAGATCGACACCGGTGCCAGAATTTTCAAGCTGACCAGTAGCAGACATGCCGAGGGAACCCACGGCAGAGTCAGCGCCAGAGGCTTGGATTTTGAGATAGCCGGCATTTGCGAGAGCGCCAGTTGCCGGGTTAGTTATTACGGAAGCGGTGCCTGCAAGGCCCGCGCCTACGGCAGTTCCAGTATTGTTTTTTTGCGTCCATGGTAAGCAGGACGTGAAGTAGTCGTGGCGTTTGCCACGTTTGAGAAGAACGTAGTTTGCGATCGCATCCGGACCATCGCCGAGATCGACAGTTACTTCGTCCTGAAGATTCTGATCGCGGAACCAATTGTTCCAGATCAGGTTATAGCCACGATGCCACAGGGACACGTGGGAGAGAGTGCCGGCAGCCCCGATAGGAGTAGTCGCGCCGGCGATAGGAATCCCCATGTAATCAGAGAGGGATTCAGCAGCCGGTGTGTAGGCAGTAAAGACCGGCATTGTAAAGTTTGTGGAAGCAGCAGTAGTAGCCTGTTCGCCACAGAATTTTTTGAAGTTCGACCAGACTAAGCGGTACGGAACCGCGAAGAAGAAGGTCGCGAGATAAAGATTGTCCATAAACGGAACAATCGGAGTAGATAGACGGCAGAAGCTAGACATTTTCATGTGAAAGCTATCCCCGGGCAGAGCTTCGTCGACATAGATCGGAATCAGATATCCGCTATTAAAAGCGGTTTTGTGCCCATGGGATCGGTTGAACGATGAGCGCTGAATATCAGCGCGAGGCACTTGAGAGAACTGATGTCCGCCAGACAGTTTTGAGGGAAGATTACCCGAGGGGAAGCTAAGCATGATTTTGCTCCTTAGTTTTGTGGAGTGAAGTTTTCTTTGACGTGTTCGGACGCGAGTCCGAGTGAATATTTTGTTTCATACAGATCGAATGATCCGTTTGATTGTTCAAATGAACCGAGTTCGAAAAGATTGAAATCGGCGGGAAATTTAGCGATCTGATTTTGTTTGTCAGATTTGTTAGATGCAACCTCCTGCCATTCGCGAATCGCGTTAGCAGTAAAGTCCCGGAAGAACGGAACTCCGTAAGATTCGGTTTTTGCATCATAGACCACGAAGAGTTTAAGTTTCATTTTCTAAGCCCCTTTTTAGAAGTGTGAACTGCGCTTTTTTACAGGTTTCTTTTACTGCTAGCCTTGCAGCAGTATTATCGGCAGCATTATTAAGGGCTTTAGCTTTTCTGTCAATTTTTATTTTTGCGAAAAGTTGTTCATCAGAGAGTTCGAGTTGTTTGTCGTAGTAGCGGGGAGGTTTCATTACCTTCCCGCGGATCACGACATTATCGCAGGGGAATACATCCCCTTTGAAGTTTTCATACCAGAGTTTACCAATGCCCGGGCGCCGGGACATGGTTGTATATTCGGGCAGTCGCCCTTGGTAGTGTTGTTCGGCGAGATCGCCGGTAATTTTTTTCGTTATGTAGCGTGCCACATAGGCAGCAGATTCGAAGGTTACGTCTCCCACAGTAGCGAAGCCAAAAGGCCATAGATTTTCGAGCATGGGAGAACGATATAGGCGACATTCGTCGCGGATAGTGTAAAGAATTTTATCGGGGAAGTCATACCCGAAGAGACACGCATGATAATGCGGTCTTTGATTTTTTTCGCCGTATTCCCCACAGTGGAAGAATCGGACGAGTTTAGGAGAGATTGCTTTGCGCAATCGTTTCATGAATTTTTGGAAGTGAGATTTAATTAGAGAGCCGTCCGGAGGGACGTGCTCTGGAGCATAAGTTAGCGTTATAAACGCATTGTCGTCATGGCCGTAGGCCTCATGGACACAGCGCATCGCCCATTGGCGGGAGCGCTCGAGACGACAGCCTATGCATTGACCGCAAGGTACCTGTATGCCTACACGAGAGGCAGACGGCCGAGCATAGGGATTTTTGAAAGAGATTGTAGGTTTGCCGTTGGCAGTTTTGACATTTAATAATTGCCAAGCCGAGATCGGGTGATAGCAAGGCATACGCGCCCCTTTTAGGCGCGAATACCACCGCGCATCGGCATTACGTTCGAATTTTTAGGATGAATATTGTTCGAACCGGCAGTTTTTGAGAAATATTTTTTTGACTGACGATTACCAAGACGTTTACGGAAGGCCATTTTAGTCTCCACAGGTTGAGCAGCGTAAGTTTAATGCAAGTTGCATACCGATTAGTTCGGCTTCAGCAGCGCTTTTTTCGTTTTTCCAAAACTTAAGATCGTGACCAGAAGCAGCAAGGCGCTTACTGGATTGAGCGATCTGTTTTTCACATGTTTCGATACGGTTTTTAAGACGTAATTTTTGTTCATCTGTCATCGGAGCCCCCCGGTTTGGTGTCAGTCAGCACAGTTACATCAAGTAGGAACTGTGCTTTGCTGCCCTTTACAGGGCAGCTTTGATTTTTGCGATAAAGGCTTTTTCAGCGTTTTCGCGGTCGGTTTTCGCTTTCGCGTCAGCCTCGTCGGCCTTCGCTTTACGCGCAGCCTGCCGGGCTGCAACGACCTCGGGTTTTAGAAGACCCATGTCTTCAAGCTTATCAGCATTTTTTGCGTCATTAACGAACGCAAGGAATTTAGACGGATCGTTTTCGAAACGATTCCGTAAATCCACGTCAAGAGCCTCAAACTGCTCGTTTGCGAGCTTGACGATGTTAAGGGCCTCCTGATAGGTCGGCACTTCGGAGTAATCGCCATAGTGAGGCGTTTTGACGATCATGTTAGGTAACTCGCCGGTGCGCTCGAAGCGCTTAAAGATCGCGTTAATATCCGCGTCTTTCATATCGGCTTGCTTAGTAACCCCTTTATCCCCTTCGAATGATAAATCAGAGGGGAAAGCAGGACGTTCGTCATACTGAGATCGTGCAATTAATTGAACCATGTTTTTACTCCTTGGGATTTAAGTTGTGATTGTTTATTTGAACCGGCTACTTTGTTATAGACTCCCCGAGCGCTATTAATAATACGAGTGATAGGAATAGTACCCCAGGGAGTACGTATTGAACCACCAGCAGCATCAGCATTAGCTTGGTTGAGATTTTGTTGAGTTCTTTGAGTTGTGATAGCTTCACGATTTAACCTCGTTTCGCTTAGTGTTTTTGCAGTGTTCGCAGCGAGATTAGCAAGTTGCGCTTTGATCGGTGTAGCCCGGATTTGTGTATCCTCCATGACAGCCATGGAGCCTCCCGGGGAGCTTGCCCCGGACCCCCCAGTCGCAGATAGTATAGGGTTTAGTCCCGCTGCGCGCAAGTCGGTTACCTCACGTTGGTGCGCGGTCGAAGACATTCGCTCCTGCCAGTCGCGGTTTTTTTGAGCTTCAGCAGCATTTGCAGCATTCATAGCTTCAATGCTAGAAGCAGAAGATTTAGCACTGGAACCGCCAGAGAAGGCGGAGTAAGCACCTAATCCAAGCATTAGAGCGTCATCCCATCCGAAGGCCATATTAGTTATCCGTTTTTCGCGTTTGTTCGCGTTTGCGGTTTACATCAAGATTGGTTAGGAATGTGATTGCCGTGTTAAGGATTAGGAGCACTAGCGTTGTCCAGTCCATGTGCATACCTGACGCCCTTTCGGTTGTCGGAGGGGCCCTTGCGGGGCCCCTCTATTTTTTTAGAAGTGATCGATCAAGCCGGGTACTGAGTACGTCGGCATAGGTCGAGCACATTTTAGATCGAAGAAGAAGTCGCCAAAGAATTGGGGCTCCGTACTAACCGCTACGACACGATCCACAGGAGGGGCTTCCTGTATGAAGGTCGTCCCCAATGTTGGGAGAGCGGTGAATTTTTGAGAGAGATGCCAGTAATCAAGAGGTGTCGCATATTGAGACCGCATTTTCCCAGTGATAGTTGAGGGTTTGTAGCGATATTCTGCGTAACGTTCTTGATAGCCGAATGCAGCAGCATCTTGAGCAGCGTTTGCGGAGCCTTGACAATAGATTTCTTTATTGAGTACGGCCTGTTCGCCGATATTGGCGAGAGCGGGCCAGTACATGTCAAGACGAGTAGACCGGGAAAACATACGATTGAGTCCGGTCTGGTAGTTAAGATCGGCGAATACGCAAGCGAGCCCGATAATGAGATTGTGTTCCGAGAAGGATTTTGTAAAGCCGTGTCCGTGAGCAGCCACGATCCCGGCAGCAGAGAGACGGCCGGTAGCAGACGCTCCGGCAGTTACGGAAGTCTGCGGAACAGGAGTGAGCATGATAGGAGCAGTTCCACCGCCGAGATATTCCGGGCGTTGGAGACGTGCGTCATTCGGGTCAAGAACCCCGAAATGAGATTGTACGATTTCGCGGTAACGAGTACCGCCACGCGCATCGCGTTCGTACA